AGTTACACTAACATCTTCACCGTCAACCTTGATGGCGTATGTAGATGGTTCTAACTGATCGGCTTGCTGTTCATCCTCTTCTTCATATTCCTCATCATCACCTTCTGAATCATCATCTTCCTCTTCGTATTGTTCGGATTCATCTGACTCTTCATCGGCTTCTTCAGCCTCGTCAACCTCTACTTCTTCAGTTTCGGTTTCTTCAGCTATCGGCTCATCTCCAGCCAATAACGTGTTAACTGCATCATCTAAGATGCTTTGGTTAGTCGCTTCCACGGTGCTACCCCTTATTTTCACGCTTGTCTTGCATATTCCCATTCGTAACTGCACGTTTAAGAATACGCTCGAACTCTTTTAATACCCTCATCATTGTGTGGGCATCCTCACGAACAGCTATATCATCCTTACCTGAGTGTAAAAACTTATCTACCTGTTCTTGTCGGATTATATCAAATACTGTCGTAAAAGTATCATTTTTGATCAATAACTCAGCTTGTGATTTACGGATCATAGAAAGTTACCCATTTCATCGCGCGGTGATTGCTGCATCATTCGCACTCGCTCAACATCTACTGCAGAACCGTATTGACCTAGTATCTTTGCGGCCTCAATCAGCAGATCTTGATTCATCTTGTCACGGTTTAGATCATCACCAGCTTGTAGCTCGCGATACTTTAACTGCAGTTCAGCCAGTTCTTGACCTTGTGCGGATTGCATCTTAGCCGCTGTAACTTGAAGATCTGCCTGTGCCTTAATTTGATCTGCCTGCATCTTACCCTGCATACGCATCTGATCGCCCTGTAGCTTCGCCTGTGCCTTGATCTGTTCAGCTTGTATAAGTGCCTGTGCCATTGGATCTTCTTGACCACCAGCTTGCTCTGCTGCCTGTGCTTCTTTCTCAGCCATATCAGCCATTAGCTGCTGCTCAATCTCATTGGTCATCGGTGCGTAATAGCGGTCGGCATTTTTAAAGCCACTCAAGGCTAACGTATCTGCTAGGGTGTTACGCATCTGAGTCATTGTAACAAGGCCGTTATCAGGGCCATATGTCTGCCAGATCTGCTGCTGTGTCTGAAAAGTCTGCATCAATGCCGCTGCTTTAACGTCTTCCTGACCTGTGCCTAAACCTACGTTAATCTCCATATCCATATCAGCATCCCAGACTTGTGGGTTAACTGCTACAAAATCACCATTGAGGCGCATCATCTGCTCATCTGGGGAGTTTTGAATGGATACGTTAAGCATTAGCTGGAATAGCTTCTTAGTACCTTCAGCAAGGTTTCTAGACATTACCTCAAGCTGGCCTGCGCTAGCCTGAGCGGTTAATGCTGCACCCGTTGCTGTTGTGTTCTGTAAAGCATCTGCGTTAAGGCCCATAGACATCTTACTAATGCCTGTCTTCTCTTCTACCAACATATCCATGTACTGTAATGCTGGCAGGGTTTGACCTGCAACAAACGGCACAGTTAGGGCGTTTACTGATCCGATTTGCTCAGATCGTACAACGGCACCTATCTCGTTGTTCATAACGTCTTCCATCTGTACCATATCTTCCAAAACTTCTAACCTTGGATTATTGGTAAGGGCTACGTTATCGAGGATTCCACGCAATACGCTTGTGGTTGTATCTTGATCGTTCATGACAAGTTCAGCGAGTGAGCGTCCGTAAAATGCGTGAGGCTCTGGATCTACATGGAAGTCAGCAAATGGCGCTCTATCGCAAGGCTCCATCTCCAAAATTTCATAGTCATTACCGCCACACAAAAACTTATGAAGCGTTGGGATTCCCTCACCTGTAACGTCTATACGCATATAGGCTTCTGTAACTGTTACTGATCTCATCGATGGGTCGTTAGGTGAATCATCATTATCATCAGTAATTTGACCAAATCGCTGCTGTTTATCAATTGATCCAGAAATAGATTCATTGTCTGAAGAAGATAAACCTTCTATTAGATCAGTATCAAAGCCCATCGCTATCAAATCACCAGCGTACATATCTGTTCGGTGTAATACAATTAAGGCATCATCAATAGACTTTGCACCAGCATCAATAAAGAACTCTTCAGGGGGTACGCCCTCTATAACCATTTCCCCCTCTTCATATTTATGAGATATGACCATGCTGTGTACATTGCGAGTAATGTCCATGCCAAACTCATCAATTTCCATAACAACATCTTGGCTATGTTCATCAACTTCTACTTCGTCATCATCAATTAAAACTTGAACTTCTTCGTCAGAAAGATTCTCGTAAGTGTATGATTTTGCTATAGTTTCTGTATTCCACCAGACCTTAATAATACCAACCTTCTTTACTAGAGAGTCGTGTATAGCGTTAGATAAGACGTTATAGCCGCCTAGCTTATTAAACACCCAGTGCGTGTAGGCTGTTGCCTGTTCCGCATTAGCTACATCTTCTGCAGACTTTGGCGTAAACTCTACAAACTTGTCGTTGGATAAAAACACACGCATAAGGCTAGGCTTTGCACCACGAACCACATCGCGCACCTTGGTAGATACAACCTTAGAGCGTCCTTCTTCATGCTCTAAATCTACCTTGCCATCAAAATAGCTTTGCGCTCGTTCACGCTGAAAACTTAAATCACCATCCACATAATCAATCGCTGATTGAATAGCCGATTGAATCGCGCCTTGAATCTCATCTTTTTGCATCTTTGGCATTACTATCCCTCGTTAACCTGTGATTGGCCTAGCTCTGAACCAGAGGCTATTGTAGCAAATCCTGACTTATTCAGCAGTAAATCACTAACAGCTTTAAGTTCTAAATCACTTACTGTTTGACCTTTTGAAGCCCTATATATTACTTTCAATGCAGTTCTAGCCTCTTTGCCCTTGATCTGGGTTAATACCTTAGCTATATCAGTAAATATTTCTTGCTTTGCTGCAACACCTAAAGCATCAGTCTCACCTGTAACGGTTTGCGTAAGTTTCTGCGTTGCCTTTGCTGGTTCAAGTCTTAAAAGGTGAGATATAGCACCTATATCAGTTAAATCATCAACTTGCTTTTCTGCAACTTGTCGCGTAAATGTTTTAGAGTTAATAGCTGTTGCTGCCCTTAAAGCTAAGGACATTTGCGCCCTATCTAAATCTTTAAATAATTGCTTTGATTGCTTTACCCCAAGCACTAACCCGATTTTAGATCTAGCATTCTTTGAAGATAATTGACCAAATACTATCCTTAGTGCGTTAATATCAATATCAGGTGAGGCAATAGTAGCTTTGGCATTTCCTATAAGATCATTAATTGCGCTTCGTATACCTAATTTAGTGTATTGCTTATCTGTAGGATCTGCACTTTTTAATGCTCTTGCTACATCTCTAGGTGTTAGCTTGGGGCTTAACATTCCTAAACCCAAATCCAGCGCATTATCTAGGCTAATCTTATCACCACCTGCTGCCACCGCTTTTGCATACTCTGGTGATGCTGCCTTTAAAGTAGCTGTTATTTGACGATACCAATCTACTGCATCCAAAGCCTCAGCCGTTGGCCTGCCAAAGCTATCAACATCTTTAAATGCAACCGCGCCAATAGCTTGCTTAATTTGATCTAGCTGCTGAAGGTTAGGCATTTCTGAAAAGGATACACTGCCATCATCAGCGATATTAGCCATTATTTGCTTAGGTTCTGGCATACCAGATTTTAAGGCATCTAGCCTCATTTTATCATTAGCTTTTTCTATCGCCTTTCCTTTAAACCTCTGTGGTAAGGAATTAAAAACAGCTTCTACTTGCATTCCTGCCTGAGAGCTATAATCTATAGGCTGTGCGTAAGCCGCTTTGTATGCGCTCTCTCTAGCTGGCCTAGTGGTGGCAGATATTCCCTCTGCTAAATCAAGCGCGTCACCAGAAACACCATTAGATTTGGGTAAAGCGCCTAAATTAGCGTCCATAACACCTGAAAGCTGTGCGCCCTGCCTAGATACTCTACCTGCAACCTCTTCTGATCCTATTTGTGCGGCCCTACCACCTGTAGCTTGTGCTGCATCAAGTAAAGCCTGTGCCGCTATACCTGAATCAGCAAGAATACCTTCTTCACCAGCATTAAATATATTTTGAAGAGCTACCTTAACATCACCACCAGCATCACGGAATGTGTTACCTATAACTTGAGCTGATGGAACTGAAATATTTAATGCCGCTGCAATTTCTTCAGGGCCATAGT